GCCTTGCGCGTTGCTTATTGTCAACACCGTTTTCGTGTCCGGTTGATTTGGATGCTCAAGTGGCCAGAGCACAAGCGATTGTCGATCGCTGATTCTCAGCGTCGACATATGCTAGCGCCCGATCGGGTCAAGGCGATGATCAAAATGGAGATTTATCACGCGCTTTTTAAGAAAGCCCGTTTGATACAATTCTATTTTAACCTGGCCACTCAAGCCGCCTATGGACCTGAATTCGCTGCGCTGCAAGAAGTGCTCGCGCACCACTACCGGCTGTTGCAGTTGCCCGGCGGTATTACCGTCACTTTTGCGTGCGGCATGACGCCGCAGCAGATCGCAGTATGGATGGACCGCGTTTCGGTGGAAGCTTTTTGCTTCTACGAGCGCGATGGGAAAAATTGGGATTCCACCATGCGAACCGAGCACGCGCGTGCTAAGTGCGCGCTTTACGACCTGCTCGACCCTGATCTTGCTGCCTTCACACGATCGTGTGAGGACGTGAAAGGTTTGTGCGTGTGCCCTGATGGCGTCGTGCGCTATACGATGCGCGCGACTGTCAAATCTGGCCACAACGACACGACGCTGGGCAACAGCATTGTCAATGCCTTGATCGCGTATTCCGCCATGCGATCTCTTGGCTACCGGGGCCATATCATTGTCGTCGGTGACGATTTGCTCGTCGCCTCCCCGGACGATATTGATTGCGAAGCGATGCGCACTGTTGAGTGCACGTTCGGCATCAACCCTGAGGCACGGGTTTTCTATGATGCCGAGGATACAACTTTCGTCTCTGGGCTTTTTGCTCGGTCTGACGATGGTTATCGCTTCGTGCCGACCCCGGGTAGACTGTTGTGCCGGTTGTGGTGGACCACAAGCGTCATTGGCCGTGGAAAAGAGAAAGCGTACCGGAACGGTGTCGCACGCGGTCTCGCGTGTGCTACCCAAGACGTCCCTGTGTTGCGCCGTTTCATTGATTCGCATGATGGAGGCGGCCCCCTCATGCATTCAAAGAAATCTTATCTTTTCCAACAAGCCACCGTGCCGCGCGCCGACCTTAGCGCTTGGTTTTACCGGCGCTATGGTGTCAATTCGTATGAAGTAGCTGAATGTGAGCGTTGGATGCAACGGTTGCCCGTCGTGCCGTTGTTCTTGAAACACTCAGTGTTTGATAGAATCATGGCTCGCGACCTCGCCGAAATAGGCGATCGTGAAGCCATGCCGCGGGCAATACACTGTGAAGTGTCTCAAATTATCAGCTATGATGCAACAAAGAATTGACGATGCGTTGGCGCGGTTCGGTGTATCCGGCCCTGGGCGCGATTGG